GGAACTGCCGAGTCTGATCCTGATGTGATCGTGGCACCCATTGTTTACAAAAACCAATTGTTCATATCAGGGAGCCAAACCTTTGAGGCTTTCCAGAATATCGGAGGATCGGACTTTCCTTTTCAGCGATCAGGTCTGTTTCTGGATAAAGGGGTTTATTCCCCGTACTCACTGATAAACACTCAGGACACCTTTATGTGGGTGGGTGGGGGCCAGAATGAATCACCAGCTATTTGGGCATTCGCAGGCAACTCAACGCAAAAAATTTCCACTGTTGCTATCGACTTTATATTGAAGGCTTTAACGAACGACCAGCTGGCTAATCTCTACTCTTGGACGTACAGCCAAAACGGGGCTTACTTTGTTGCGTTTGCTCTCCCCAATTCAACCTTGGTTTACGACCATTCCTCAAAACGCTGGCATGAGAGAAAGTCATATTACGATAACCAATTGTTCGGCTATCGCATATCCGGCATGACCCAAGCATATAACCATGTGTTTTGCGGTGACCAGATAGACGGCAGGATTGGCAAATTGAATCCTGATCTTTTTGATGAGTACAGCAACAACATTATCCGAACTGTTGCTACTCAGCCTTTTCAGAACAACATGCAATCCATCTTTGTCCCGTCTATTGAGCTAACAATTGAATCGGGCGTAGGGAATACCGATGTATTGAATCCGGTAATTGCAATGGATCGAAGTGTTGATGGCAAGACGTGGACGGATCAGCGTAACCGTGAAATGGGCAAGATTGGCGAATACAACCGCAGGGCTATTTGGCGCAGGAATGGGCGTGCCAGTAGATTTGAGGTGTTCAGGTTTACTTTGAGTGACGCTGTTAAACCAGTGATTATTCAGTTGACGGCAGATATCATACCGGGGGCCAAATGACAGGCCCAAGACTGAACGCTGCCCAGCCTATCATTGAACCCAATGGAACAATGAGTCAGACATTCAGGACATGGACGCTGGATGCCTCTTTGAGCATTCCGATCATTGGAACTGGAAGCCCTGAAGGCGCAGTAACAGCCAGGCAGTACAGCCTTTACATTGATTCAACCGGCGCTGCTGGCTCAATAGAATACAGGAAGATGCTTCCTGACATTGGCGGGGATGTAACGCAAGGATGGAAATTAGTGTAAGACCCTGTGATGACGATGAGGCATTGGAGTATCTCCGAGACCCGTCTGTCATCAAATTGCTTAGTGTCGATCCCCAAGGGATAGGCTTAGACTGGTTCGCGATTATCATGGATGAGAAGCTGCTTGTGGTGGCAAAGCCTGATAACGATGAGCTAGAAATTCATGTAGCCTGCAAGTATCGTGAACGAGGCGAAGTCCGTGAAACAATGAAGCATGGGCTTAAATGGCTAACGGATCAGGGGTTTTCAAAAATTTGGACAACGGCACCCGATGAGAGAAAAGCATTGGGAAAAATGTTAGAATTTCTGCAATTCCGAAAGATCGGAGAGAGGTGGATATATGGGCATTGAAGCGGCAGTATTGGGTGCAGTTATTGGTGGTGGAGCATCTTTGGTCGGCAGTGCTATGGATCGTAGAGCACAGGGAAAGGCTGCTAATAAGACCAATGAAGTCTCTGCAGCCAGAACTCAGGCTGGCCTGAATGCCTTGCAGCCGGGATTCCAGACTGCTCAGGACATCCAGCAGCAAGCATACGGTGTCGGCAATCAGATGCGCCAGCAGGGTATGACGCAGGGCTTGGATATTATCTCGCAGTTGTATGGCCCGACAGCGGGTATGCAGCAGCAGGGTTACATGGATGCGCAGCGAGCATTGTTAGCTGGCCTTCCTTTGCAGCGTGCAGCTATCCTGGGCGGAAAAATTGACTACAGTCAGTTGCAGCCATCTCAGACTCAGTATGACCCGCGACTGCTTGCCGGGATATTTGCTAATCAGCAACTTCCTCAAGGTGCTGTTAACTTTGCGCCCTTCCCTGCTGCTCAGGCAATGAGGTAATCACATGGCAACCCCTGCAGAACAGTTCAATGCTCAACCCATTGATGCTCAGATGAATCAAATCCGGGCATGGTTCGAAAAGAACCCAAATGCTAGTGCGCAAGCAATGGAATCTGCGATGGCATCCAATGGTGTTGACCCGCAGAAAGTTGCGATGGCAATGGGTAACACTAGACTTCCTGATGCGCCTGCATCAATTCGGGTTGCACAGTATCAAAACATCACTGGCAACAGATCGGATATCAACGATATCAACCGGGCACTAGTTGCACGCGATCTTGGCGTTTCTGCTGAAGAATTGTCTTCTCTTGACGGAATGCCGCTTGCGCAATCTCAGGCTTTGATGGGTAGAGCAGCAGAGGAGCACGCAGTTCCCGGTCAGGTAACTACAGATCAGATTCGTGCTTATCTTGCGGGTAATCCGAATGTGTCAGACCAGCAGATTTATCAATTGATGAATCGGTATGGCGTGACTCCGTTACAGCTTTCTCAGGCCACTGGAGTTGATGTAAACAAAATTCTTCAACGACATCAGGCAGCAGCACAAGCAGCAGCACAAGCAACAGCAGAGACCATTCCAACGGGCCTGGTTGGGTTTGAGCAAGCTACACAGAGTGGCTTGGCAGATGTAACAGGAACCCTTCGAGGCGCACAAACTGAAGCGCGGGCAGCACTTGATCCCGCAATGGAAGAAGTTGCCAGACTTTATAACTTGAATGTTGGAGACTTTCAGCAGGCAGGTACTCAGGCCCGTGGAGATATCGAGCGGACTTACGGCGCTGCCGGTCAGATGATCCAGCCTTATCAGCAGGCAGGTACTACTGCGCTTCAGCAGGAACTAGCCTTGTCTGGTGCCTTGGGTCAGGACGCATTCAATCAGGCGTATCAGGAAAGCCCCTACGTTCAATTCCTTCGTGAGCAAGGGGAACGCTCTACCCTTGCAGGCGCAGCGGCTACAGGCGGCTTAGGAGGCGGCAGGGTACAACAGGAACTGGTCAGGTTTGGTCAGGGTCTGGCTGGTCAGGGATTGCAGCAGCAGATCCAGAATCTACGATCCTTGAGTGGTCAGGGCCTGCAGGCGGCTGGTGCTGGAGCAGATATCCAAACTGGCATGGGTACTAACCTTGCCAACCTTGGCACTGGTATTGCGCGTGATGTAGCAGGCCAGCGTGAGGGGCTTGCAGGTGAGCGAAGTCAGTATGGTGTTAACGTAGCCAACCTTGCCACCAGTACCGGAACCAATATTGCCAACGCTCAGGGCACTGCTGCTCAAAACATTGCTAGTCAAAGGGCTTTGGCCGGTCAGCAACTGGCTAATCAGATTGCAGGGGTAAGCTCTGGTTTGCAGAACTACGCATTGAACCAAAGTCTTGCCCAGTCAAACCTGCTGAATCAGTACGGCGGGACTGCGCTAAGTATGCAGCAGGGTTATACTGCCGACCAGATTGCAGCCATGCAGAACGCGGCAAACCAAGCATCACAATCACAGCAAAATTATTCCGGGCAGCAGGCAAATTTGCTCAGTGGGCAGCCATTCACACAAACCCAGCCATTTAGCTATGGTCAGGCATTTGGGAATGCGCTTAATGCTGCTTCTATTGGGTATGACCTTGCTGGTAGCGGGCAACAGAATCCAGCAGGAAACAATCAAGCCTATGTTGGCCCAATGTCCGGGCAGTATCCGTCATTCCCTACTCAACAGCCTCTGGGCACAATGTCGGGGCCAGGATATCAGCCGTTTAATGTGTTTAATACCAATCTTATAGCTTCACGACTTGGCGGGGTGGGCTAATGGCTCAAGATATCGGTTTGCTTCTGAGGGGCTTGGGTGCTGCATTTAGCAACACTGTTCCGCAATTCCGGCAAGAAATGGCTCAGGAGCAGGAATCTCAGTACCTGCAAGGTCAACGCCAACAGCAAGCACAAATGCAGAATGCTGAAATGCTACAGGCTCGGCAATCTGCTATGTATAAAGACGCTGAATCGGCTCTCAAGCTAATGGCTGCTGGTGACTTGGATAGCGTGGTTGCATTGGGTCAGGAACGGCTTCAATTGCTTGGTAACTTCCCTGATGCCGACCCGTCCGATACTGCTCGACTGACTCAGTTTGCTATGCAGGCAAGGGCTGGTGATCGCAATGCTTACAACAGTTTGTCGCGGGACCTTCTCAGCACTGTTCAACGCGGTTTGGCTATGGGTGTTTTGACTCCTCCTGAGTTTAGGGAAACAGTTGTAAAACCGGGCGAAACAGTATTGCGTGGTGATGAAGTTGTTTTCACTGCCCCGACAGAAATAAAAGCGCCCATCCCTAGAACAGAGCAGGCCAAGCTCAGATCCGATTTAGATGCTGGACTGATTACTCAAGGGCAATATGATGCTGCTGTTGCTAAACTTGAGCAGGGTACTCCGCAGAACTTGTGGCAAGAAGCTGGCGACCTACGAAAAGAGTTTTCAGCAATTCCTGCTGTTCGCCAGTTTGCCGAGCAAGCTAGTGCATTCGGAAGGATTGAGGCATCTGCAGGCAACCCTAGCGCAGCCGGTGACCTTGCATTGATCTTCAATTATATGAAAGTGCTTGACCCGGGTTCTACCGTAAGGGAAGGTGAATTTGCTAATGCCCAGAATGCAGCCGGTATCCCTGAACGAATCAGGGCGCTTTACAATAAAGCAACAGACGGCACTAGGCTGACCGAAACTCAGAGAAGCGACTTCCTGAGCCGGGCACGGAACCTGTACGACAATGCAGAACGCTCGTATATGCGCACTTACGATCAATACAAAGATATCGCTGAGCGCAGGAATCTTCCGTTGTCGGATGCTCTGATAGATTACCGTTATCAAAGCTCTATGCAGTTCCCGCAGTTCTTCAATTCTCAGGCAGAAGCTGATGCTGCAAACCTTCCTTCTGGATCGGTGTTTGAAATTCCCAATCCTGACGACCCTGAAGAAATCCTGCAATTGAGGGTTC